TGGGCCCCTACCGGGGGTAACGGGGGAATTCGAATCCCTCGCTTTATTACGTGCCTACGGATGTATATGCACCATATACACTTGACCCGCGCGAACCAAGACACAACCCTTCGATTTAAGTGGAGGGAAAAACACTATGCGTTATCGTACGCACCACGTGTGATTACGGACACAATCCGTTATTTATTACGCAACATGATTATCTCAAGTTGCGGGACCAGAAGTCCAGACCAAACCTGAAGAGCTTTCGAAAGCACTCCTATTGTATGATCCAGTTCCTCGGATCAATTCTACGACTAAATTATTTATCGCGCTCCTTATAGCTACTGTCGCGTCATCTACTCTACGAGTAGCATCTAACGTTTCAGCAGTTGTAGGGTTCGCCTGATTTTCAACCTCTATTATTCTATTCCTAGTATCAAAAGCACCTAACAGTGCAGTTACTAGAGGATCCAGCACCGCATTGTACCTATAAACTTTAAAGTCATTGGCAGGAAACCTGACAGTGACCTGTGGCGACGGTTTCCACACTTCGCTAAACTGTCGTTGGACGACAGTTCTCGCTTGTTGTGTTTGGAACTGATTACCTAACGCATTAGTACATAAATTAATTAATTCTACTGGGTCGGCCCATGCAGATGACAAATACACGAACTGGGATGGAGTTGCAATTGTATAAGACATACTTAAAACGAGTCTGGTTCGGCGACGTTAGTCTCCGAATCGTTATCGATAAAAATATTTCTTTCAAATACACCTCCATTATTTCTACTCTTTCCTTTATTCATCTTCGGCACAGACCGATCGACACCTTCAAATTTAACCTTCTTTACATTATTCTTTTTTCCGGTTCGAGATCGAAACTTCGCAAGTCTGACAGACATTGGAACGTCTTCCATGAACTCGTCTACCACTTCTTCGGTGAGTTCCATGGGTCCTCCATCTTTCACAGTTGTGATTTTCTCCCTCAAACCCAATTTTATGTTATTTCTATAAACAATACATACAGACACAAACTCCAACGAAAGCGGACAGAAACCCGCCGACATCTTAACATTTCTAATATTAACTAGAACTTGCCACACGTTCTTCATCGCATCATGAGTGGTTATTGCATAGTTCGGGACAACCTTGAACTGAAACCTTTTCTTTGCTGCAGCGGTGTAGTAAGATGCCAAAGTAGCCTCATCTGCTCTTTCCATTCTTTTGTCCACCAGACAAACACTGACACCACCTCTACAATTGTCGGGCAGATTCCACTCACCTGTAACCACTAGACCAGCGAGACAAACATATCCATTTTCGATGAGCTTCACACCTTTGAGAAGGTTAACTTCGGATAATGACTCATTTTCATGTACCATTACCTTATCAACCTTGGAGCACATAACACTTTTAACTGGTGTGAACATTGACGGTAACAATTTCTCCGTTTTCGTCAAGTCAATAAACTCACCGATATTCACCTTTCCTTTAACAACTAGAGCCATCTTGAAATAAACTTCTAAAAAGAACCTTATCTGACAAATACTTTACCAAACTTTTATAAACAAACGAACCCGCCGGGGCGGTTTTATGAACCTCCCAGATCGCGTCGTCCAATTGCGTGTAGTACGCGCAATTATTCAACGAAACAGCAACATCACAAAGGGATCTCCTGAATTCCTCTAAGTGATCCCAATCCTTGATGTGTTTAGCACCGAGCTTGGAGATCAACTTTAGAGGGTCGTAATAGACAATACACCCTCTGTCGTGATGTATAACGTACCTCCCGCAAAAGTATCCGTATTGCTTTTTGAACAGTTTTGCTTCAAAATTCCACATCAGATTTGCCGCTTGCTGTACATCAGGGAACTCACACCCTTTCGGAAAATAGAGCAAACTGTCGTCCCCGCAGAAGGCGCCTTTGATTATTTTTTCCATGGGAAGCATTGAAGCTAAGCATGCAGCGATGATCACTGTGTTCCCAATGAACGTGGTAACGTCACCGCTCTTCCTCTGGTACCATATACAGGTTTTAATTCCTGCGGTATAGTCCTTGAGGGTGGTCTTTCTATGCCCTTGTTTCCAAACTTCACCCAGGAAATCTTCGAACCCCAGTCTCCGCCAGATTTCGTACTCTACAGCGCAATGAAATTCATTTTGAGATTTATCGTACTTCGAGATATCAAGCTCCAAAATTTCCATCGGCACATGACTATCAAGGTCTTCAAAGAATTCCTCGATTTGTGCCGGCGTTTTTCGTGTGAAGAACAAAAATCTGCTTGAATCTACACTGTCGAGCAACTGTCTAGTTAATTCACTGAATAAGGGGCCAAAAATCGCGTTAATCTTTTTTGAGTGGTACACAATCGTTTGCAGAGCAGGATATTCCGTTTGAATGGATGTGTCCAGTTTCTGCTTGGGTTGTGCTTTGATCATGTGCCTATACTGATCAACCGCGGGCAAGTCGACAAAATCGAAATCTGCGAGTTGGCCAATAGTCGCTTGCTCTTGTCTTTCTAACCATCTATTGAGAGACTCTCTACTAAACAAAGAAACATTTTTATTTGGTTTTCTTTTTTCTTTAAGTAAGTAACTATCAAAAAACTTATCTACAACCAAAGATGCAGTATTCTCAATATCTACAATTCCTGACAACTCGGGCGCGTTAAAGTTTCTTTTTATCATTGCCACCAAGTTTTCCAACAGTCCAGTCTGGCGCGGCATCTCTGCGGCCGTTCGTACCATCGGTTTCAGTGGAATATTTTCATCCTTTGGAGCTGCAACAGACTTGGACATGTCCAATACGCAATCTTTGACATTCAATGAGATGTCAGTCAGCCTCATGGTCACAGCATCATAATTGTTCATCATGGTGCTATTCCCAGGGAGACACTTGTCATAGTAAAATTGCATATCGGAAATATCGCCAGTCTTCGGAGCAGCTACAAAAAGATTAGAACCTTTAAACACCGAGTTTATCTGTAATTGCTATTGCGTACCTGCATCAACTTTGTACATGTCCAACAAGTAAGTGCTAAGTTTTTCTAAATCTCTAATAATACTAACTAAGGGATCCATCACAACAGTGTAGTACTTAAGTGAACAAGTATGCCTCGAAAGAGCAACCAAAACATGAGGACTGTCACCAGAGATGATCGAGACAGGAGTAGGGGTCAGCCGCACAAGAGACACATCACTATACGTCTCTCCTTGCACCTCATGCACAGTATGTACGTCAGAGTACCCTCTCGAAAGCAGAGCTTCCTTGTCGGACTGAGTGAAGGTCAAGACCTTACCGTGCAAAGGTTTGGAGATTGGGTTGATGGTCGCCGCACCACTTACCATCTCTTGGGATACGGATCTCTTGACAGACGATGTACTCATCACAAACCCTTCATACCTTTTGTTCAGATAGTGAGTGACGTCGGCAGGACAACGCAGAGTAGTTCTGCGCGTCTCCACTTCGTCCACTTCCAGTTTAGCAAAATGGGCTGGGTATGGAAAACCTGTAACTCTGTTGATATACGGAATTTGCTGCGTGTCTCCATAAACATATGCAATTTCACACAAAGACATAGACACGAGAAAATTCACACAACCAGTGTGCAACATTAGGCCTTCGTCAATAAACAACCTCTTGAACTGACAGCGCGCAACCTTTCCGTAATTCATCATGAAAGAATCTACGGTCCTTACATTGTCCTTCGTGGCCACGATAACACCTGAGGCGTTCGCACGTCTCTTGATCATTTCAGCAGCTTGCTTCCCAGGTACTAAGATTAAATCCTCTTCAAAATTAACTCTCGAAAGGATTTCTTTGGTTTTCCCGCACCCTGGGACGCCATCCACGAGTACGACTCTTGCTGTGCTTACGTGTGGTTCACCATTATGAAGCATTTTCCTTAAAGTTCTGAGTTTAGCCATATCGGAATAGACAACAGATTCAGAACTGACCGCCACTCTCCTCCAAGAATCGCATGTAATTATCCCTTGTTCATCATACTCCAAAAGTGCAACATGGTATTTCCTCGCGTGTGTTTCCACCACTCCCCACGCGTGACTCTTAGCAGTGGGTTTGATTAGCCACTTTCTCGACACCACGTCGAAGACTCCAAACTTTTGACGGGTTTCTAAATCAATAGCAGCAGTATCCTTTAGGATCTTGACAAGATTCGACACCGCAGCAGATAGTGATGCTACCAGGCTATCGATATAATTTTTCATTTGCTGAACTTTAATCGGACCTGTGTACACAATCGAGCTCATCTGTTTGCGAATTAAAGACTCTGCCGTTGCCATATGAAACTGCTCCAATGACTCAATTTCCTCGTTCCTTGTATAGGATGACTCCGGATGGTCTCCGGTAAGACCAGCTAATTGCAACTCACCCCTTGCCATCGAACCTTTCATGGAGGGCTCTTCTACGTCACGAGAGGTGACCACAAGTGCACCTTCTGAAGCCTTCTCTGAATCATGCAAAGCCAATGCGACGTTAGCTTCTGTTGGTTGTTCAAACGTGAGCGTGAGACCACTCTCATTGCTCATCACTGCCACTATAACCTTTGCAGCTGTCATTGGGTCCACCTCCAAATTTTTGCACATCTGGGAAAAAATATCAACATCGAATTTGTCAGACTCTTTTAGAATCGACAACTCTGAAAGTGCGTTGTACATCACTTCAGTTTCTTCCATCCTTTTTCTTATGTCAAGAGCAGGCATATCCACCGAGGCTTTGTACTCAGTCACCAATCTATCGTGGAAAGTTACGTAAAGATCAGGCACCCTAATCTCTAACGCGTCACCGGCCACTTTGATCAGTTTCTTGTTCAAAAGTCTTTCTTTAATCGACGGAAAAGCATTGCCAAAAGCCAATGAGATCTCATCCCATATGTGTTGACATACAGTTTTTGGCCCGAGACTGAACTTGCGGATCAACAGATCATCTTTAAGAACTGCAAGTTTTGTATGCAAGAAGAATGTCATGGATAAACTTGGTAAAAGTGACTTATCAACATCCCACTCGGACCTCGCCGTCACCCCATTGATGATTACCCTCGACCGAATTGATTCGACGAAGGATAATACATTCGTGTAAGTTAGAGCTTTGGCCTGGTATGTACGAATGTGGTTAAGAGCAGTATAAACAAAATCTTTTGACACCAAGACCTCGCTGCGGGTCCTTTTACTAGTTTCAAGAGATATGTCGAACAATGGAACGATGACCATATCCTTCATTTTTGGGAACCAGTAATTGACTGAGGAGGAATCCTCTAGAAGAATTCTCTCGCTGTTGCACATCGCAAGTGTCTTTTTGTAATGCCATGCATCCTCCATTGCAGTATAAAACTGCTCACTATCTACACTCTTATGCGCCACACCTTTGTACAGTAAAAAAGTATCTATTCTAGAAAACTTGCAAAACCAAGTGTTAACCCTGGTAACTAAAAACTCCTTCATGTAAACCTCTCTATTAGAGGCTGGGAAGTAAGTTTTGCATACATACTTTAAAATATTAGAGTAGCTATGGGAATAATTAAGAGTACTCTCAGATGCAAAAGAAAAAGTCAACCTGTCCCCATCACGCGAAAAACACGCGTTAATTTCGTCCAAGTTGACGTAAGAGTCTTCTAGAAGAAGACCTTCGGCGAAGTGGAAAGCAGCGTAACATGTATGAACATTTTTCCTCAGAAGTGCTGCGCCAAATTCATCAGCAGGTATATCGTAGATACTGTGTAGCGCGATGGCATACACTCTGCCAGAGTTCTGGAATTGCTGATGCTCACAAGTTTGGAAAGTGTTGTGACAGACAACATCCTGCGGAGATTCCGCATATCTGTCGAAGGCTTCTTTCTGGAAGCTCGGAACAACTTTATTCCCTCTGTCTAACCTGGAAAGGTATAGTTCAATGCTGTCCTTCTGGCTCTCGTGCCGCATGATGTCGCGGACGTCAAGATTTGGCATGCAACAATGCACGTATGCCCGTCCTTTGAACAGATGCGATGCGAAGTTCCCTCCAATATCATAAGTCAGTGACCCATACGGAACTTGCATCATCAGGTATTCCAATTCTAAGGATCGCAACCCGCCTGCAAGTGAATGCACTGCGTTTTGGGTATTGTAAAATGTTATTTGGAATTCTGGATACGCCCGTGTAGCAATTAGCGTCTGTTCCTCGCTTATCGCTTTTGAAAAGTTAATTTTGGGCCTACGGTCTCGAGCGTTAAACTCTTCAACCGCTGTGTCGTACAGGCGACGCTTTGCAAGATCATTGACCAAGGTGTTGTTACCTCGGACGGTGTCAAGCAAAGCAGATGTGGTAGCTGTCTGTGTGTATGCCATTGTAGTTGTAAATAGTAATTGTAATGTTGTTTAATTGTTTGTTGTTGTTGGTAATTGTTGTTAAAAAATAC